AACATCACATTTATGGGTGGGATTTTGCAGGGGAAATCGGGGGGAGGCTCCAGCCTCCAGTCACGTGTCAATTTCTCACGGGGCCTTCTCCCACGATTGGAGGATCGATTGAGATGAAGACAGATGCTGCGCCATCTGGATGCACCTCGGTGCGTAAGTATCTCAACGACCGGAGTTTATGTCCACGCTGGAGACTTTGTCCAGGGTGTGAGAAAGTTCGAGCAAGGAGAAATCAGTGGAAGATCGCTAAGAGCTTACAATATGATATCGAGTTGGCCCAAGAACAAGAAGCACCAATTAAAATTGGAGTTTTGACTTCGACGCTACCTGGTAAAAGTTCGAAGATTCGATCAGGCACGTTAAGTGAACAATATGATTACTTGACGCAACGTAAGACGCTTTCGGGTTACACTGGCTGGCATAGTATGCGTGGTCTTAACACCAGACTGAAAGAATGGGGCATCTCTGGTGGTTCCCATTTTATTGAGTTCACCAATAAGTCCGGCAACCAATGGAATACACACATGCATTCCGTGTTGGTGGGATTCGAAGAAGACTGGAAAGTTCCTCTGAAGGAAACTACAGCTGTTCGAGAATGGAATGATGATCTAACAATGAAGCTTCAAACTGAGAAGCTTGAAAATAAGTCCAGGAGTAATAAGAGGATCTTCGAACCTCTTGGCCTCGGACGTCTATACACTTTGGATATTGCTAGTGAAGATGAACTAGCATCGATTGCACGTTATTCGAAGAAAGTAGAATACGTGACAAAGCCTGTCAAAGTACCAAGTAATAAGCTCTCGGAAGTATCCGATTTTCTCAACGGAGTTGTGAATTCACGAGATGTTACTTTTACTGAAGATAAGGTGAAGATCGCTTCGACGAAATTCTCTCGAAGCATCCCTCGACTTGCTCGACCGTTTGGAGACTGGATGAGAAACGGACCGGAAAGACAATTTACCCAATTCTTGTAGAAGGGGCCGTATGGCTTCCAAAACTTACACCAAGAAATATCGAACTTCAGACGATTCCCAAGTTGAACGCAAGAAGAAACCACTTGATTTCATGCCCGTTCAACGTAAGATCTACATCGGTCATAATACCGGCGTTGGTAACGCTGTCGGTCTCATTGATGCAGGACGTATCCTGTCTGTATCGAACCATCGGCTTTACCGATATGGTAAGAGATACGAAATGAAAATCGACCTGGATGTCGATGCTGCTTCTCCTGGAGATACTGTTGAAGTTTGGGCTTTAGCAGATTCTTGGGCTGTCCAGAAAGCATTCGAAGAGGCCAAAGACGTCTTCGATAAGAAATACACCGATGAACGTGAGAATCTTTCAAAGAAAGCTCGAGCTCGTTGGTTTGATTTCAGAGCATTAGCTGGTGTCAGCGGTGCTGCAATGGTGCCAGTAACATCTGATGATACAAACACATTGACTTACCTTAATGGTGGAGAGTTCTCAACTTCTATCGTTGAGGATCAGGCAGGAACTACCAGGGTCTTCTCATGGAGACCAACTACTTCTGCCGGTGAATATTCTATTCCAGCCGAATATGATTTGTCTGGTAATACGAATCCGTCTCCGACCACCCCAACCGGAAGTGGTCCGTATGCGGATCTCCAAGCAGATGCATCTGCAGTAGAGATGCAAGCAATGCAAAACCGTGGGGATCTACCTCCGTATGATGCCAACAATTTCCCACCCGTCTGGGTCAAGATTGCTACTCTTGAAACATCCGCTACCGAAGGTGCTCAACGCTTGTCGACTGGATATTTCCAGGCTCCATGCGGCCAAGTCATTCTTCGAATGAGCGGGACTTTGCAGTCGTTCAATATCTCGAACAAGATATCTTGCGAATTCAAAGCCGGAGATTACAAAGGTGTCAAAGCCCATAACATGGAGCGATTGTGATGGTTACTCCAGCTGATACAACTGGTGCAGTCGATGTTTCGATCACTGCAGCTAAAGTTGGTTCGATTGTTGCTCACATTAAGAACAATAACGTTGCTTACCTACTCGGTATTGCCATCGCCCACATGATCGGGATAACCGAAAGAGTGTGGACCTATGGATCGGGAATGTGCTGAACATCCCCAAGGGCACGTGCCTGGAGCATGTCCCAAATGTGGTGAAATCATCACAGCCAAAGATACCTTGTGGGTAAATCTCAATGATGGATATCCTGAAGATAATCATTGGATCTTACATTGCATTTGTTACCAATGTGGCGAGGAGTGGGTTGAATGAACATCATTTCAATCCCCCTTACCGTTCACCAGCACTGTCGTGTTCGAACACGCGAAGCGGTCGACAACGTCAGTGACGGAATGGGGTTTACCCCCCATGACGTCTGCCCAGGGCAGATGGGAAAGTTCACTATACTTGTTATACTACACTACCTGCTAAAAAATAACATCACATTTATGGGTGGGATTTTGCAGGGGAAATCGGGGGGAGGCTCCAGCCTCCAGTCACGTGTCAATTTCTCACGGGGCCTTCTCCCACGATTGGAGGATCGATTGAGATGAAGACAGATGCTGCGCCATCTGGATGCA